TCCATTGACTCGTTGTGCGCCCAGCCCAGCGATTTCAAATATTTGTGGATGCTGCGAATCTTCAGTTCCACGGTGCAGAACCTGGTCACCGGATTGGGTAGGTAATTGCGCTTGCGGATCAGCGCCTCAAACGGCTCACCGTCACGGCTGGCGGTCTCAAACGTCACACGCTTAAATGCCGGATCAGCGTTTTGAAACTCAACCCAATGAACCTCAACATTCCAGCGATCTGAACAATCTTGTACGAATTTCAATGTCGCCTCATCTTCCTTGCCGGTGTTGGCAAAGCAGACAATGGCCTCTGCTGGTAGCCCGCCATTGCTTTGCAGCACCCGCCAAAGCATATAGGCGCTTGTGCGTCCACCGCTAAACGATATGCACGTTGGCTCTGTGATTTTGAATGGGTCAAGCATTTTTCGTTATGTACCAGTAGGCGATCAATGCAGCATCTGCGCGGCCATCGTCCTTAGCACGCCTGAACAGATCAGCGCGTGTCGGGAACAGTTCCATAGCCCTCATGCGAGACGCATCCTTGCCCGCTGCGCGGCCTACAGCCTTCGTCCAAGTGGCAGGGGTGACATAGGTATATGGACGCTGCAACGCGGCCACAACGCCTTCTATGATGCCCGCGCTTCGCCCGAAATTGAACATAGAAACTGACCCATTGCCCGGGAGAGCGCCCACACGTTCTATGACAACGTGCATCTGGTCATGTCCCATCTGCTGCCAACCTTCCAGCATCCGAAAGAGGGTGATGGCGCTGATGTGGCTCTTCATGGTCTTGCCTGACGCCACCTTCAGCGTCGGCATATCGCTGACGTTGACCAGCTTGCCATCCTCGAACACACTGATGGCTCCGCTGATGCCTGGGTCGATCCCGATAACGTAGTTCACTGCTGGCTCTCCTTCTGTAGCTGGATCAGTCTGACCTCGACCAGGGCGTCGCAAGCCTCTTGCAGCTTGATGACTGCTGAGTACAGTGGAACGACCTTGCCGGTGGACCAGCGGCTCACCTGGGCCTTGTCAATGCCTGCGGCGTATGCGACATCGCTCAGAGTGAAACCGGACCTCTCCGCTTTCTCGCGGATGGCCCTAATAGCAATTTGTGTAGTGGATTCCATGATTAGATTATCATCTCCTTGTTGACTGATTCTACATGGAAATCTCTAGGTGTTTTCCCTAGTGCATTTCGCAACTGCTGTTTGTGATGTAGTAGTCAACAGATATATGATGCGCCTGTCAACAACAACTGGAGTAAATATGAAACTCACCGAGTACCAGCGCAGCCAGCTAAAGGCTGCCGCTTGCTTCGGAGGCGACCAGATCGACAAGGTCGCCGCCAGCTTGCAGCGCGAGAACCCCGCGGCGTTCTGGCGCGAGTCGGAATTGCATCAGCGCAACTTCTACCATGAGCCAATGAGTTACGGGTTCACCGTCCCGCACCGGTCCTATGTCCAGCGCCTTGTGGTTCGCCGCCGTGAGCAGGACAATGAGCAGCGCCAGGTGATGGCGCAGAACCACTACCTTGAATACACCCACCAGATCGGAGCAGCAGCATGAAAAAACTAATCCTTGACGCAATGCTTTCTGGAGCAATCCTTGGCGTTCTTTTCTTTGTACTTACAAAATGGTGGTTTGCATGATGAACCCGTTACAGATTGAGATCGCAAAGACCGTGTTCTCGCACCTCCCCGCCGTTGGGAATATCGGCCTCATCTCGCGTGAAGAACTGGCGACCATGCTGCACACTGCTTGCACCGATGCAGCCCTCGCAGGCTGGGCGCGTGGGACTGAGATCACTCAGAAACGCATGGACCAGGAGATGGAAATCCTGCGCCAGGAGTTGAAGTCGATCCAGATTGAACTGGACTATGCCAAGGCGAATTAGCCTAGTCGTGCTGGCGCTCTGCGCCATGCTGTTTGTGTTTGATTCTGAGGAGTACGCATCATGGATGATGACGATGAAATTGAGTCCTGGGCCAGCCTGGTCCTTGGCCTGATAGCTTGGGCGTTCTTCGCAATCGGCATAGTGACCGTCGTTGTTGCCGTCTGCATGGCCTGGGGCTACTTCAGCTACCAGCCTCAGTGCGGCAGCGCAGTTTCCCATTTAACCCAGGAGTGTAGAAAATGACCGGATTTAATTCAAAGCGTGACGCGGCTGCTTACAAAGATGCGTTGTTTGAGAAATTTGAAGTGGAACAGCCAGCGCAGGAGCCTGTGGGAACCTTGAATATTAGCCGTTACAAGGGCCACCTTGTAAACCATGACTTTGATTATTTTGGTGAACTACCTGATGGAACTTATTCCGTTTACACCGCACCACCACAGCGCGAGTGGGTAGGGCTGACGGATGAAGAGATTGCGGGAATCAGGCTGAAAAGTTTTGACTCCATTGCAACAAACCGCAAAGTTTATGAGGCCATTGAAGCCAAACTCAAGGAGAAGAACAATGGAACGTGAAGCATTGAAACTGGCGCTTGAGGCGTTGGAAAATATGTGCAATGCACAAAGTAATCCTGACCGCCGAAACTTTCCGACGATTCACGACTACGGCAAGGCGCAACGTGCTTGCATTGCCATCAAAGCAGCCTTGGCACAGCCAGTGCAGGAGCCTGAGATGCTGACCATTGCATACCAAAGCGGTTACTACGATGGCAAGCAGGCAGCACGCGCAAGGTGCATTGAACTGGTATTGGCTGGCTCCTCTATGCCTGTGCAGACCAAGACACTGGAAGCCCTACAGCGTGATCGCAAGCGCATTGCGGCGCTGATTGAGGAGGATGGCAAGCCATGACCGATTCACAATTTTGGATACTGCTTGGCACGGTTTGGCTTGCCCCGCATTGTGGCTACCACTACGGTATGTTGGTGGGGTCTTCTATTCTTCTTGTGGCTGTTGGCAGAGGATTGGGGTGGCTATGACCGATGAAGTGAACGAAAAGCATAAGCCAAAGCCTCCCGTCATCCGGTCCTTGCTAAGAGAGTGTGATGACGGTATGAGCGTGAATGAGATAGAGGCCAAGACCGGCATCGACCAGGACCTGATCAGGAAGTGCCTCAACAAGATGCCAGACGCCTACATAGACCGTTGGGTATACCTACCCAAATGCTGCAACCCTACGGCCATCTGGTGCGTTGTAGTGATACCGGAGAACTGTCCCCGACCTAAACGCAATAAAGTAAATCGTGCAGCCAACCCGCCTAAAGCAGATTGAGAGCGCCCTTAGAAAGCGCCCCATGACGCGCAAGGAGTTAGCGGCCACGGTGTTCCTTTCTCAGCGTGCGGTTGAGTGCAACATGAAGAAGATGCATGAGCGCGGCCAGGTCTACGTCGCAGGCTGGTCCCGCACCAAGGGGACAATTGCCAGGGTCTACGCCTGGGGGATAGGGACCGACGTCCCACGTCCTGCGGCCTACTCAGGGTATGAGCGCGTGCAGAGGGTGCGTGAGCGTGAGTCTCCAGAGGAGAAAGACTTTCGCTTGGCGCGTGAGCGTGGCAAGCGCAGGAAGATCAAGGTTGATCCGCTGATGGCGGCTTTCTACTCAATCCCCAAGTAGGTCTACTTAATCAAGCAAACCAGGCATCTGCTGCTGGTACGGTTGCGCTGCTCTTCCAGCAAGCAACGCCGCAATCCTAGCCTGCTCTGGCGTCATAGGTATTCTTCCAAGCATTAGCTTTGCTCTTGCTGCTGCTGGGGTCATAGCTTGAACTGGCCTTGATTGAGCCACCATACGCTGCGCTGCGCCTAGACCATAAGCAGACTCTCCAACAAGTCGAGGACTAAACAGAGGTGCTGCCGCGAGTGTCAATGGAGTTGTCCCCTGCATCAGACTTTCAACAGCACCTGGTACTGCGGAAACGCCAGCAATCTGCGGAGCCAATCCTCTTGGCAGGGTAGATGACATTGCTTGTCCAGCAATTGCTGGCAGCAGTTGATTCCCGCCCTGCTGTTGCATCTGACGAACCATGTCAAGACGTAGACCAAAGTTTGTGTTTACGTTGTTACGCATCACAGATGTCAGCTTACGCATGGCAGTGTCAGCAGCAGATTTCTGGCCCAGGCTTAAAGCGCGCTCCATCTCTCGGACAAGTTCTGATGCGTCTGAATACTCTTTCATTACCCTTGAGTATTCTGGAGCCTGCCTAGAAATCTCATCCTTGACTGATTTGTAGATTCCTCCAGAAACTGTCCGCGCAGTTCTGTTTTCGTAAGGGATGCCTTCCTGTATAGCACCTAACTGTTGTTTTAACTGATCCAATCCCTCTGGCGTATGAAACTCTGCGGGGTCTAACCTCTTCCATGCATCAACTGCATCACGCATTTTTGTAAGTGCAGCATTTGCACTTTCATTTATCACTTGACCTTTGAATGTCGTAACTTTATTCGCATTGTTTATCGCGTCATCAATGTTCTTAAAGTCAAGGATGGTCTTATCCTTTGCAATTTTTTGCATATCAGTACGATATGCAGCCTGTTTCACTTTCTGCATATTTTGCAGATTTGTCTTGGCAAGGTCCAGAACATCAGTCATTGGGACATCACCGCGAATGTTTGCCAGGAATGCTCTTGAGCCTTCAAGTCCAGACTGATACGCAGTCCTCACCGCCTCCGGCCCGACACCAGTAGTCAGCCCAAGTACGTTTGATGTCGTAGCACCAATGACTTTAGGAATTGCTGCTGTTGCTTGAATTGCAGTCGTAACTGGATTCGTTACGTCTGAAACCCTAGCCAATGTCCTAGAAATTTGTGGCAATCTTGCGGTAGCAGTAGCACCACCACTAGCCAGCATAGAAACGTCACCAAGAACCCTGAATGGGTCTTGCTGCATTGTTTGCTTAAAGCCTTCTGGAGTTGTGTAGGTTTGCTTATATTCTTGCCCAACTGCTGATGCCAGCTTAGATGCGCGTTGTTGCGCTTCTGGGTTAAATTCAATTGCATTCAATCCGCGCTGGAGAGTCTCTGGCAGGACGTTGTACACGCCACCAGCAACAACATCAGCAAGGTTTTGCGCTGTCTGTACAGGGCTTTGTACTGCCTCCAGAAGTCCACCAAGCGTATTCCGATACAAACTGCCTGGCGCATTTATAGCCATCTGTATGGCATCAAATCCAGCCGGTGGCGCTGTAACTGCCGGTGTAGCCAAAGCAGTGCGCAGAGTCATGAGTTGCTCTGTAGTGAAACCGGAGAAGTCACCAGCCTGCGCCTTGCGCAACTGCTCGTCGCTAAATTGTTTTAGTCCATCACTCATTGCTGTATTCCTCCACTTTATTTCTGAGCGCGTCTTGCTATTTCAGCTTCAAGAGCATTCTGAAGCGTGCTTAAACCACCAGATTGCACTTTAAATGACTCAGGCAAATTTACAATCGGCTTAGGGAATTGGCTGTTGATCAAATTGGATTCACGTATTGCTTTTTCTTTCAGCACTTTAATTTTTGACATCATGTAGCCTGGGCCACCTTTCAGTCTAGTCATAAGACTTGTAGGATCTGCAAGTTCTTGCAACAAGATACGCTCATCTGGGCCATTCAAAACACCAAGGTTTTGCAGCTCTTTCAGTTGCAGCAATGTGTCTTGGAACAATGCACCTTGACGGCCACCAACTTCACCCAATCCAAATGTTTGGAGTCCATTTTTTGTGATGTCTTGTTCAAGTGCATCAACTGCTGAATACAGCTTCACAGCAGTAGCAATTTGCGCTTTTGCTTTTCCAATTTGATCTGAGGTGGGAGCATAAGGCGTAGATTTAGTGCCTCCTGGGATTCCTGCTGCTAATGGTTCTGTTGTTACAGGAGCAGTAGATGGGGCAACAGAAACAGGAGCAGCAACAGCACCAGTAGGTTGCACTGCTTGGGGCGTTACTGCTGCTTCCGCAACTCTACCTTTAAATGTTGGCTGCGGGAATGAAGATGGCAATGGAGCAGGGTTAACATAAACCTGTTTCACAGAACCATCTGGCTGCACTACGTCTTGCAAAATTGGCTTGTTAGCTTCACGATATGCCAATGCATATTCTGGGCTATTTATCTTTGCATTCAGCAATATGTCATATGCTCCACCAGTGACGCCGCCTCCGAATGCACCCTCTGGATTTGCGACCAATGTTGCCTGGTTGGTTTTTTTGTTTACTTGCCACCGTCCTCTATCCGGTAATCCAAGTGCTTTAGCAGTTTCACCAGTAACAACCGTGAATTCTTCACCTGGCGCTGATATTGTTGAGACCTGATTGGTTTTTAAGTTAATGGAATAGGTCCCGTTTGGATCAAGACCCCATGCTTTAGCAGCAGCACCAGTGATGTTTGTGAACTTATCGCTAGGAGCCTCCAAGGTGGTGATCTGGCCCGTTCTGTTGTTAACCTGGTATTTTCCTTTTGGATCAAGCCCAAGATCAGCAGCGGCTGTTCCAGTTACGGTCTCATAACTTTCCTGCCTCAAACTTTCCTCAAACAATTTTGGGATGGCTTTATCTGGGTCCATTGCAGCAAGCAATCTCTGATCTTGAGATAGATTCGCAAAGATACCTGGTCGCTCTCTCCTTTGAGCGCCAACACTTGCCGTAGGCACTGCCGCTTGCCCTCCAGCCATTGGAACGCCAGTCGGTGCAACTCCTAAATCTACAGCAGCAACTTGTCCAGCCGGTGCAGCGATAGCTGGAGCACCAGTCTGCCCCATTCCCTTCATAAAGAAATCTGCTAACCCTCTTTTACGCTTGTACTCTTCCATCTGCTGTCTTGCAGTCATGCTCGTGAGCAGATTCTGCTGCGCTGCCGTGTAGCCCTTCTGACCAGCACCATACGCCTCACCAAGCGCCTGGCCGAGTCCCACGGGTGTCCGGCTTGGTCCTGACGATGCAAGCAGTTGCATGGCCGCTGCCATCAGACCCTGGTTCTGTAGCTGCGCCTTCTGCTCCGGCGTCATGTACTCGTCAAGCGCCGATGCACCGCCAAACATATCACCCAGCAGGCCGAGTGTGCGGCGTGGTGCTGCTCCTTGCGGTACTGCTTCAGGGTAAGCCTCGGAAAATGTCTGCAATGGCGGCGCTTCCATATTCTGTTCAGCTATACCCATATCCGTCAGACCAGCGCTAGGAGTGAAGTCTCCCATTTGGGTAGGAACGTAGGTTCCCAAATTAGCGGCAAATGGGTTACGTTTTCTTGCATACGGGTCTTCAGTAGACAGACCCCTGCGAGCAATGTATAGCGGATCTGTTGACTGGTAATTCTGATTGAATATTTCAGATCCAGCCCCCCTGCCAAGGTAGTATTGGTTTAATGCACCAAAATTTCTTGGATCACCAAAATAAAAATCTGACAGTGTTGCCATTCTGTTCCCCTTATCCAAAATATCCGAGCAGACCGCCGATGCCAGCGCCAATTGGTCCACCAAACTGGTAACCAGCAGCAGCACCACCCAAACCACCCGCAGTACGATTCTGATAGTAGGGTTGCGTCTGGGTCATGCCCAGGTTGGGTAGAT